GGGCTTTCTTACTTTGCAGGACCTTCTGTACCACGGAATCTAGCAGAAGAAAGGGCAAAGAAGCAGAAAGAGAGTAACCAGAAAGTAGCCAAGGCTATGAGGAGAAAGAAACAATGAAATGGTGGTTGATCGTAATTGGGGTGATTGTCTGCCTACCTTTTTATGTCTATGTGCTTAGTAAACACATTACATTGGGTAAATTGATGGCATATAGGGCAATTTTAAACACATATAAGGAGGGCAAAGATGAGAAAAAAGAGGAGAAGTAAATTCAGGGACAGGGTGGCTGCAGATGCACAGAGGCAACGTAATCAGCGGTCTCAATACGGCCATCTTCAGTTACCTAAAGGGATACGGATGTTTAGGGAGGAACCTAACACGAGGGTTAGACTGGACTTCCTGCCATACCGTGTTACGGACCCACACCATCCTGATAGGGATGAGGAGCTGGGGATAGCTGTAGAGGGGGAGCTTTGGTATAAACGCCCTTACAAGTTGCACCGTAATATTGGTATAAATAACGAGACAATAGTTTGCCCTACCAGTGTTGGTAAACCTTGCCCAATTTGTGAATATCGGGCAAGGTTGTTGAAAGAGGGGGGAAAATGGGATGATGATGCAGTTAGGGCACTTAGACCCAGTGACCGTAACCTGTACGTGGTGATCCCTCTAGGGCATAAAGAGTATGAAGAGAAGCCACATGTCTGGGACATCAGCCAAGCATGTTTTCAGAAAGCATTGAATGAGGAGCTGGAGGAGGATGAGGACAGGGCAGTGTTTCCTGACTTAGAAGAGGGGTATACTTTGCGGATACGGTTTAGTGAGGAGAAGTTTGGGAAAAACACTTTTGCTGATACATCTAGGATTGATTTTATAGAGCGGGATAGTGTTTATTCGGAAGATATCCTAGAACAAGTCCCGAACCTAGATGAAGTCCTTACCATTCTCCCTTATAAAGAGATAGAAGCCAAGTTGTTTGATATGGATAGCGAGCCAGCGGAGGAAGAGGAAATAGAGCAGGAAAAGGGTGGCAAAAAAGAGGAAGAGGAGGATGTGCCTCTCCAGCCTAGTAGGTATAGAAGGCCAAAAGAGAAAGAGGGGATAGAGAGGGAAGAGGCAACAATCAGTAAGCCCAAGTCTAAAAAATGCCCATATGGACATGTTTTTGGGCAGGATTGTGAGGAGTTTGATGATTGTGATGTTTGTGAGGTATTTGATGACTGCTTTGAGCAAAAAGAAAAAGAAGAAAGAAGATGAAAGTATCCCCCTGTTTCTGCCTAAGCGGGATAGTAGTACATATCTGACAGGAAAATATGTAGGAGCATTTGTTCCAGTGGAGGTGTCCGATAGTCTCCGCCTGACTGCACTGGTTGAGGGTGAGACTTTGCAGGGGATTATACAGAAGAGACTACAAGAGGGAAATAGCATAGAGACATCTATTGACCAGATGGTAGAGGTACTTTGTGAGGTATGGAAGGAAATGCAGGGAAGGGTGAGGGTTGGGGTGTTTGAGGAATGTATTAGGTATAGGTTGGGTAGGAAGGGGATTAGCAAGGGGGTTATAGAGCAAATAGTAAGCAAGGTGAGGAAGCATTGTGAAAAGAAGAAAAAGAAAAAATCTAACGGTTGAGCAAGTGAAAAAGCATGCCCAGCAACCTGTAGAGGAAACCCCCCAGTATGAAGGGGATATAGAGAAGATAATCAGCACTGGGTCCACCCTTCTAGACCTGGCTATTTCAGGTGGTAGGGTTCATGGAGGGGGGATACCTGCTGGGATAATGGTGGAGGTGTTTGGGCCAAGTAGTACTGGTAAGACTGTTTTGTTGTGTGAGATAGCGGGAAATGTAAAAAGGCAGGGTGGGCAGGTGATGTTCCATGACCCAGAAGCCCGCCTGAATAAACAGTTTGCCAGGTTGTTTGGGTTGGATGTAGAGGAGATTGAGTACCAGATACCAGATACTGTCAGTGAGGTATTTCAGCCCATCAGAGAGTGGCGCCCAAAACCAGAGGGGAAAGTGCATGGAATTTTTGCTGATTCACTGGCGGCACTCACTACAGAAATGGAAGAAGAGGGAAAAGACTCATATGGGATGAGACGTGCACGGGAGTTTAGTGAGCAGTGCAGGTTGACATGCAGGGAGCTAGTTAAAAAAGGGCTTCTCATGGTTTGCTCAAACCAGATCCGCCAAAATATAGACGCAGGGTCTTTTGGCCCAAAATACAAGAGCCCAGGGGGGGAGGCAATTGGCTTTTACTCCAGCCTCCGCCTGCGTTGTCTTAATGCAGAGAAGATTAGGAAAAAGAAGAAAATTAGAGGTAAAGAGGTTACCAGAATACTGGGGATAAAGACTGAGGTGGAAGTATTTAAATCTAGTGTGTGGAAGCCCTACCACACTGCACCACTGTATATCTTGTATGACTATGGAATTGATGACATCCGTGCTAACCTCCGTTTCCTTAAAACAACACTAGGGGAAAGTGTATATAAGGTGGGAGATAGAGAGTTGGCAAAGGGGATTGAAGAAGCAATAGCAGTTGTTGAAGGGGAGGGATTGGAAAGAGAGTTGAGAGAGGAGGTAATCAGGGTTTGGATGGAAGTGGAGAACCAGTTTGTTCTGCATAGGAAACCAAAACAGAGGGGGGCCTAGTGAAAAAGAGAATTACCCCCCAGTCTGCAAAGGCTAAAGCAAGGCGACTACAAACTTGGTTGGCAAAACAGATAGCAAGGGTGACAGGGTTTCCTTGTGGAAAAGATAAACCAATTGAGTCACGCCCTATGGGTCAAAGTGGGCCTGATGTCCGTCTGGAGGGGCAGGTACTTAAAGTGTTTCCCTTTACAACTGAATGTAAGTGGCAGGAGACGTGGTCAATCCCAGCATGGATAAGACAGGTAAAGAAGAAGCGAATAGAGGGAACGGACTGGTTACTATTTTGTAAGAGAAGGAAGGAAGATGTGGTGGTGATAATGGATGGAGAGAGATTTTTTGATTTATTTTTTGAGAAAAAGATAAGGAAAAAGGAAATATTGAGAAAGGTAGAAAGCCATGAAAAACTTTACGATGTGGATTTGAAGGAGGTAAAGGAGGTTTTAGGAGAGAAAGGTGATTAAATCAGTTGCCATACAAAATTTCCAAAGCCATAAAAATACCACCCTAGAGTTTTCAAAAGGGGTAAATGTCATTGTTGGGCTTTCTGATGCAGGAAAATCAGCCATCTTCCATGCGATAAACTGGGTAATAACTAACAGGCCTCTAGGGGATGTCTTCAGAAGTGATTGGGGCGGAAAAACAAGGGTAGAACTAGTCTTGGACCCAGGTGGCAAGGTGATAAGAGAAAAAGATAAAAATAAGAACCAATACCTTATCTACCCAACCCAAGATGATGACCCCCTAGTGTTAGAAGGGTTTGGCTCTGAGCCACCAGGAGAAGTTAATATACTTATGAACATGGACAGTATCAATATACAAAACCAGGCTGACCCACCATTCCTTCTGATGAGTAGCCCAGGGGAGGTTGCACAAATGCTAAACAAGGCGGCCTCCATTGATGATATTGACCGAGTTACCTCTAGCCTACGAAATACATACCGGCGACTGCAACAGGCAGACCAGACAGACCAAGAAAAACTAGAAGAATACAAGAAAGAGCTGGAGAGATATGTAGAGTTACCAAGGCTAGAAAAGGAGATAGGAAGACTGGAACAGCTAGAACAGGATAAGAAAGAGATGGAAAGGCGACTAACAGAGCTAGACGGCCTATGTAGGCAGTGGGAGAACTTGGAAGGACAGTTACATAGGACAGAGGAAGTGGAGCAGGGCCTAAGGTTGTTAGGTAAGGTGGAAAAGCAGGTAGAAGCATGGAGAGGGATAAGAGAACAATATGAGCAACTGAGGGGGATGTATAGGGATGCCATTGCATTAGAAAGAGAACTAAAGAGAATAAAGAAGATAACTATTATTGCCAAGCAGTTTGGAGTGACAGAAAGGGCGTATCAGGCATGGACAGAGATAAAAGAAGAGGGTAAAAGGTTGATGGATTTAGAGAGAAAAGGAAGGGAAATTTCACAAAGAATTAAGGTATGTGAAAGAGAAGTGAACAGGCTAAATAAGGAGTTTCAAGCTTTATGCCCAGATACCTGTCCACTTTGTGGTGCACCTATGAAGGTAAAAAGGCATTAAGGAAGTAGGGAAAAATGAGTATAATAATATAAAGGAGGAAGATAAATGGGGCCAAAGGTGGACATTAACTGTAACTACAAAAAAGAAAATGGGAAGATGCAGGAAATTACACACAACCGCAGGATTCATAACTTTTTTTATGGGATAAATCATCTCTTACCTATAGAGAAACGGCTCTCTGATGCTGAGATTGAAGGGATTAGTGAT